ATAGGGTCTGGACAATCTCAGATGATACCGAAGTACGAGAGGTTGAATTCAGCGACGGATTACTTGTGGTACGACTAGGAAAAATAGTTCCTGATCATCACACACGTAAGGATTATATCTAACACATACATAGGGGGATTGACAAAGTTCAGTCTCCCTATTATAATATCTAATAAAGCTTTAAGTCATGGCCAAGAAGGAACCAATAAATGTAACACCACCTGAGACGACTGGTCCAATTATTAATACAGATCGTGTTAAGGTTGTCATCATGTTCAATGGTGATAATATTATTGCTGATGTTCAGGAAGCAGTTGATAAGGACAGTGGTGCACGTCAAGCTTACATACTTAACTTCCCCTACAAGGTTCAGTATGAGCAACCAGAACTTAGTGGTACTGGTCTAATAACAAATCCAGAAGTGAAAGTAAATTATTCACCATGGTGTCCACTTACTCCAGAGAATAGAATTCCTGTTAATCATAACATGGTTGTTACTATACTAGAACCAGTACCTAGTCTTCGTGATACATATATTACTAACGTGAGACAGATGGGTGGCAACGTAGAATGAGTGTAAAACTTTTGTTATTGAAGTCTGGTGAGGAAGTAATCACTGAGGCTAAAGAGATCTTAGATCCCGATACCAAAGAACCAATTGGATTTCATTTACATAAACCATTCAGATTAGATATTGTATCTGATGAGGGTGGTATCGTATTCAATAGGGAAAAGGGTTATCAAGTATCATGGTTCCCTTGGGCACCATTGAGTAAGGATAAGGATTTTTATCTTCCTGCAATGCATGTACTAACAGCATATGATCCTTTGGATAGTATTGCTGATCAATATGTGCAAGCAATTAAGGAAGAAAATTATGAAGAGAACTTCAAGCAACATGAAGATATGATTGCAGGAGTTACTGATTCTGACCTTGACATGGAACAATTATTTAAAGACGCTGAACAAGTACTGGAGGATGAAGATGGAAGTGATGGTAGTAATTTTGAGGTCGGGAATGCACCTGATCTCGAAGGTGGAACAGATGGAGGAGGAACCGAATTGCCACCTGCAGGATCCGTACCTAATTAAGGATGATGGTACACTGGAGCCTTGGCCCAGTTACACAACTGACACAGACGTATTGATTTATTCAGAAACTCTTGCTACAATAGTAGAACCTGATGATGCCATTAGGAAAAAGTACGAACTAGTAACTAAATGAGTTTCTATACCAATGTTCAGATGGTCGGAGACAACTTGCTTTACCTTGGGTACGAGAATGGTGAACGTATTCAAAGAAAGATCAAGTTTTCTCCGACCCTTTTTGTCGTTACTGATAAGAAGACTAAGCATAAGACACTTGACGGTAGATATGCTAAGCCAATAGAATTAGAATCGATTAGAGGAGCCAGAGCATTTGTTGATAAGTACAAATTTGTAGAGAATTTTGAGGTTCATGGGTATGACAGATATCTCTACCAATTCATCTCGAAAGAATTTCCTGGTGAAGTGGACTATGACCTTAAGAGTCTTAAGGTTACATCTCTTGATATTGAGGTGGCATGTGAAAATGGGTTTCCTAACGTGCAGGAATGCTCGCAACCTCTTCTTAGCATTACAGTCCAGGACTATATCAGCCGTAAGATCAAGGTATGGGGTACCAAACCTTATAGGACGGATCGCAAGGACGTTGAATATATCTTATGTGACAGCGAGGAACATTTGCTCCGTGGTTTTCTTCACTATTGGACTACTAATTTCCCAGATGTTCTCACGGGGTGGAATGTAGAACTGTATGACGTACCATACATCTGTGGACGTATGGAACGGTTGTTTGGTGAACGTGAGATGAAGCAGTTGTCTCCATGGCGTATCGTTCATCGTGAGGACTTGGAGATAAAAGGTCGTCAGCAGATCATTTATAATATTTACGGCATAAATGTTCTTGATTATCTTGACTTGTATAAGAAATTCACTTATACTAATCAGGAATCATATAGACTAGACCACATAGCATTTGTGGAACTAGGACAGAATAAGTTAGATCACTCTGAGTTTGAAAACTTCAAGGAGTTCTATACAAAGGACTGGCAGAAGTTCATTGACTACAACATCAAGGACGTGGAACTTGTTTCCAGACTTGAGGAGAAGATGAAACTTATTGAACTTGCTATTGCTCTAGCGTATGATGCTAAGGTTAATATGCGAGATGTGTATTATCAGGTGAGGATGTGGGACACTCTCATATATAATTTCCTCAAGGATAGGAACTTAGTTGTTCCACCAGCAAAACGTTCAGATAAATCAGACAAATACGCAGGAGCTTATGTCAAGGAACCGAAACCAGGACGCTATGATTGGGTTGTTAATTTTGACCTCAATAGCCTGTATCCTCACCTTATTATGCAGTACAATATCAGTCCAGAAACCCTCAGGGAGACTAGACATCCCAGTGCGAGCGTTGAACGGATTCTAAATCAAGAGATTGATATTAGTGGTGAGTATGCAACGTGTGCCAATGGAGCACAGTATAGGAAGGACGTGAGAGGGTTCCTACCAGAGATGATGGAGAAGATTTATAATGAGAGAACGATATATAAAAAGAAAATGATCCAAGCGAAGAAGGACTATGAAAGTTCTCCTTCCAATAAGCTTAAGAAAGACATTGCGAAATTTAATAACATCCAGATGGCGAGGAAGATCCAACTGAACTCTGCCTATGGTGCTATTGGTAACCAGTATTTCAGGTACTATAACCTTGCTAATGCTGAGGCGATTACTCTATCAGGTCAGGTATCTATCAGATGGATAGAGAATAAAATGAATGGATACCTTAATAAGGTATTGAAAACAGAAGGAGAAGACTATGTTATTGCTAGTGATACTGATAGTATCTACCTCAATCTTGGTCCTTTGGTCGAGACTGTATACAAGGGCAGAGAGAAAACTGATGAAAGCGTTGTCACGTTCCTTAATAAGGTCAGTGAAATGGAACTTGAGCCTTATATTCAAAGTTCTTATGAAGAACTGGCCGACTACGTGAGTGCTTATGATCAGAAGATGATCATGAAGCGAGAGAATATAGCATCTAGTGGTATATGGACTGCTAAGAAGAGGTATATTCTTAACGTATGGGACAGTGAGGGTGTCAGATACAATGAACCCAAACTAAAGATGATGGGTATAGAGGCAGTGAAGTCTTCTACTCCTATGCCATGTCGTGATGCTATTAAAAATGCACTCAAGATTATGATGAGTGGTGGTGAAGAGGATCTTATAACCTTTATAGATAAGTTCAAGGATGAATTTGATTTGTTACCGCCTGAAGACATTGCATTTCCAAGGTCGGTCAATGGACTACGCAAATTTAAAGCGTCAGGAACCGTGTATTCAAAGGGAACCCCTTTACATGTTCGTGGAACTCTGCTTTATAATTTTCATGTCGCAAAGAACAAACTTGAATACAAGTACCCACTCGTTCAAGAGGGAGAAAAGATAAAGTATCTGTACTTGAGGCGACCAAACAAAATAAACGAGAATGTCATTTCATTTCTTAACACCTTTCCGAAGGAGTTGGGATTGGAGGGGCAGATAGATCGTGATGCCCAATTTAAAAAATCTTTCCTTGACCCTTTACAAATTATCACTAAGGTGATAGGATGGGAAACGGAGAGAGTAGCTAACCTTGAATTTTTATTCGGATGACTTCATCATTTTTACAAGATATCGTTAAAACAATTGACAATGAGTATGCTGGTTTACTTTCTGAAGGTGGCGTGGGAGACATTGAATCTTTTGTTGACACTGGTTCTTATATTTTTAACGCTCTCGTTAGTGGTACAGTTCATGGAGGTGTACCAAGTAATAAGATCACTGCCTTAGCAGGTGAGAGTGGTACTGGTAAGACTTTCTTTTGTCTGGGTATTGTTCAGAACTATTTGAAAGAGAACCCTGATGCTGGTGTGGTTTACTTTGAAAGTGAAGCTGCTATCAGTAGGCAGATGATAGATGAACGTGGCATAGATGGCACACGTATGATCCTTGTACCAGTGACTACAGTACAGGAGTTTAGGACACAGGCAATACAGATCCTAGACAAATACTTAAGTCAAGATAAAGATAAACGCAAACCAATGATGTTTGTGCTAGACTCATTAGGAATGCTTTCAACTTCTAAAGAACTAGCAGATAGTGCCGAGGGTAAAGACACTCGTGACATGACTAGAGCACAAGTTGTGAAAGCAATATTCCGTATTCTTACCCTTAAATTGGGTAAGGCAAATGTTCCTTTAATTGTAACCAATCATACCTATGATGTTGTTGGCGCGTATGTACCTACTAAAGAGATGGGTGGGGGTAGCGGTCTTAAGTATGCTGCTTCTACAATCATATACCTCTCGAAAAAGAAAGAGAAAGACGGTAAAGATGTCATCGGAAATATTATCAAAGCTAAGGCAGCAAAGTCTCGTCTAACTAAAGAGAATTCTGTTGTTGAAGCAAGGTTATACTATGATGCTAGAGGTCTCGATAGATACTATGGACTCTTGGAACTTGGTGAGAAGTATGGAGTTTTCACTCGTAAAGGCAACCGCATTGTTGTCGGCGATAGCTCCGTTTATCCTTCTGCTATTCTTAAAGATCCCGAAAAATACTTCACGGAAGAAGTGATGGAGAAACTTGACTGGGCTGCTGGTCAGGAATATCATTATGGATCGGAGAAAATATGAGGGACGATCTATTTTCAGTTCCAGTACGGAAGTATCACATAGATGAGCATAATATATTTGTTCAATATGTTGATGAATTCTACAAGAAAGAAAGGTTCGAGGTGCCTTCACCATATATTTCTGGTGTTTCTCAGTTGCCACCTTGGGCAGTACCAGTGTATACTGAGGTATTAGAACAACTTCTTGTTGATCTTAAACTCTTTGATAGTCATGTTGCTATCATCACCAGTATTACATTGAAGGTCTTGGAAAAAGGAGAGAGTGTTGATAGAACTCATACTCTACCAAGTCACTATACATTGACCCACTACATCAATGATGCAAAACAGTCTGACACTTTCTATCATCCATTAAAGAATGTTATCGAGTGGTTAAATCCAGGTCTTGATGAATGGAAAGAAGCAGCTGGAATGTATATTAATCAGGGTGATGTTTTAATACATCCATCTTTCATAGAACACAGTTCCCCTGTTATGGACCGTAAAAGGATGACCATAACACTTACAGTATGTTTAGAGCGTAATGAACAAGGTAGAGAATCTAGTACTGAAAAATCTTCTCCTCAGTGAGAAGTATGTTCGTAAAGCTCTGCCATTTATAAAGCCAGAGTACTTTACTGATGTACTTGAGAAGAAACTTTTTAGTGTAATATCTAAATACTTTGCTGACTATAGTGCTCTTCCTACTAAAGAAGCACTATCAATTGAAGTTGGACAGTTAGATAGTATTTCTGATGACCAGCATAAACAAATGCTTAGGTCTATTGAGAATATTGATGACGAGCAATCTGAATTTGATTGGATCGTAGATACTACAGAGAAGTGGTGTAAGGAACGTGCTATTTACCTTGCACTCATGGAGAGTATCAAGATCGCAGAAGGTAATGATGATGCCAAAACTCCTGGTGCTATACCAACTATTCTTTCTGATGCGTTAGCGGTCTCATTCGATAATCATATCGGACATGATTACCTACAGGACTACGAAGAGAGATACGACTTCTACCATCAACGTGAGGAGAAAATTCCTTTCGATTTGGAATTCTTCAACAAGATCACAAAGGGTGGGATACCTAATAAAACTCTTAACGTTGCTCTTGCAGGTACTGGTGTTGGTAAGTCTTTATTCATGTGTCATTGTGCTTCTAGTAATCTTCTCTTGGGTAAGAACGTTCTGTACATTACGTTGGAGATGGCTGAAGAAAAGATTGCGGAACGTATTGATGCAAATCTTTTAAACTGTGACATACAGAACATCACTGAGTTACCTAAGATGATGTTTGAAAGTAAGGTAGCTAACATCTCTAAGAAGACACAGGGTAAGTTGATTGTTAAGGAGTATCCTACTGCGTCAGCAAGTGTGGGACATTTCAGAGCATTACTAAATGATCTTGGTTTGAAGAAAAACTTTATTCCAGATATAATATACATTGATTACTTAAACATATGTGCATCTAGTCGTTATTCTAAATTAGGTAATGTTAACTCCTACTCCTACATCAAAGCAATCGCAGAAGAACTACGGGGTCTCGCAGTTGAGACGAACGTTCCGATTGTATCTGCCACTCAAACTACTCGTAGCGGCTACGGTAGTAGTGATGTTGATCTTACTGACACCTCTGAATCTTTTGGACTCCCTGCTACTGCTGACCTTATGTTTGCCCTTATTTCTACAGAAGAGTTGGAGGGTATGAATCAGATCATGGTAAAACAATTAAAGAATAGATATAATGATCCCACTATTAACAAGAGATTTGTTGTGGGTATTGACAGAGCGAAGATGAGGCTGTATGATGTAGAACAGTCGGCTCAAAACTTATCCGATTCCAATCAGGATATGGAGATAGAAACTGTCAAGGAGGATCTATCTAAAAAGTTTGCTAGTTTAAAAGTATAAGTAACATGACTATTGATTTTAAAAAATACGAAGAGTTTGTAGATGCTGTCACATCCGATAGTTCTAAAGATTTTGTCTATCTTGCTGACCGTTTGGTTGAGCTTGACAGAAAAGGTGCCAATATTGAACGTCTTACCACTGCTGGCGTTGGGCTTGCTGCTGAGTCTGGTGAGTTTCTTGAGATCGTTAAGAAGATGGTGTTCCAAGGTAAGCCTTGGAATGACGACAATCGAGAGCATCTTATTATTGAGTTGGGTGATGTTATGTGGTATGTGGCACAAGCTTGTATGGCTCTGGACATACCTTTTGATGAGGTAATTGCTCGCAACGTTAAGAAGTTGGAGAAGAGATATCCAGGAGGTAAGTTTGACATTACAAACTCCGAAGTTCGTGCAGCAAACGACCTCTAAATTTCATCAGGCATTTCCTCTGGTAGTATTTGAAAAAGAAATACCAGGTTTTCTATCAATACTTTACAATAGTTTTGAAGATGGTAAGTTTGATAATACTACAGGTAGGATAACAGGGGAATTGAATGGTAAGGTTCTGATACATCAGGACATAAGATTAGAACCTTTCTTTAGAGAGTTGAAGAAGGCGGTACGAGAGTACCTAGATCATTTTAAAATAGATAAAACTACATACGAGATTAATTTTGTCAAATCTTGGTTCACTATTTGCGATCCTGGACAGCATTTTCCAGTTCATTATCATTCTTGTTCTCATATCAGCTACGTTTATTACATTCAAACTCCAGGGGATCCTTTAATTCTACATAAAAAGAATCCTAATGAATGGTTTGGAGATGCATTTAAACTTATTAAGGAGAACGGATATTGCAATGGTGATGGGTATGCTATCACACCTAAGGCAGAACATCTTGTTGTATTTCCTGGTTCTCTTGAACATTATACTACTCCCGATGATAGACAACATCAAAGAATTTCTCTCGCTGGTGACATCGTTCTAACTTTGAAGCATAGGACAGACACTGAGACTGGTTTACTTCCACCAAGATATTGGAAACAATTCTAAATAGTTGTAGTGTATTTTTGTTACTGTGGGTTACGAGGTAGTAGAGAGACAAAAGATCCTAAAGACCATACGAGATGAAGAAGTAAGGATCCAGATGGAAGAGATCCTTGACATTGGTGATGGGAATGAGAGATCCTTCTGGAAGTTTGAAGCTAAAACAGATGCTACAGGGTATTGGAATAAGAGATCGTTTGGTAAGTCAGGTGACAAGAATTTAATTATTTTTAAAAGTAGTCGAGCTGCTATTGCAAGAATTATTAAGAGGTATAGGCATAGTTATATAACTATAAGAAATAAAAAACAGAAAAAGAAAATAGCAAATGATGGAGAGAGTTGGATCCAGTTGTGGTTGGGTGATCAGCAAGTGAAGTTTGAACAAACGAGTTCAAAAAATGATTGGGCACCTAAGATACCTGATACTACAATGACTAAGATGCAGGAGCTTGGTTCTGCATGGGTATTCTATCAAGCAATAAGTAAGAAGAAGAGTTGGAATGATTGGTTAGCTATGAAAGGTGACGATGATGTCATGGGTGAGCTTCGTAGGATTTGGAAAGAAGTAGGTAATGCAAATATTGATGACTATGATGATTGGATAGCAAACTTTCATAAGCAACAAGTATCATTACTAAACAAACTTAAATCTGGTCCTGATTGTTGTTTATTTGATGAGTATAATCGTGAGAATGATTTTATATTAACTGGTATGTCAGGGCATAGCTTTATGAAATTCATTACTGGTGTTGCTAGTGACCTAGGTGTTAGTCAAAAAGATAACTGGAACCCTGCTGACATTTGGTTGATTAGAAATAGACAGAAATGGGTGGATGAGATTAAAGATAAGCTTTACTCAGGTGCTACTGCTACAGGAACAATCCAAGAACTTAATGCTATTATGAGAGCATTGTTTCAAAAGCGTGAAGTGTTTGGTATCTCTCTTAAGAAGGTTGCTGCTGGTAAACCAGCGACTGTAGTTTATATGAATGACAGGACTGAATTCTTTACTACTGATTGGGATGGTAGTGGTGGTGGTGGAACTGATAATTTGGTAATGAAATTTAATAATGCTATTTGTAAGATGGGTATAAAGAATGATAAGGAAGGGAAGTTAACTCTTTCTTCTCAGGATACTAGGTATATTGTGAAGGATGGTAATAATGAATATAATTTTCAGATCAAAGGAAATAGTAGTACAGCTTTTTCTGGATTAAAATATGAACCAACTTCTAAGGGTGCTAGTGCAGCTAGACTTGGTAAAGCAACTATCGAATTAGTAGAACGGTTATTAGATGACTATCATGTAGGTCATTTGTTTGACAAAGGAAAGGATAGATATCCTCAGACCTGTGAGGAGTTTCATGATGATAATAAGTTTACTAATCAGGGTCAGACATGGAAAGATATGATACAGTCTCTGAAGGATAATGGTGTTGATATTGAAGTACCAGTTGATCAGGCATATAATAATATGATCGCAGTTTTCCATAGTAAACCTCATGTAGCTAACGCTAAGTGCCAACAGATAAAATGGTTAAATGCTTGGTTCAAAGTTGAAGATAAGGATAAGAATAAGTTTGCTACTGATATGGTATGGCTAGCAATGAAAGCTGGTAGAAGATATGGACCATTCGCTAAGGTGTATTGATGTCTAAGAATACCCACCTAGAACATTTAGAAGATAGTATTTTAATAGATGGCGGTAAAGGTGCTGTTGATGCTTTCATGTTTTTAGATGAGCTCTGCAGAGTTTTTAGTACTGCTGGTAATAATAATATGAAAATTACTACCAAGTGGGATGGAGCTCCTGCTGTGTTCTGTGGATTGTATCCAGGAACATCAAGATTTTTTGTTGGTACTAAATCAATCTTTAATGTAGGTGCAAAGATTAATTTTAATAATGCTGATGTAGATAAAAACCATGGCCATGCTCCTGGTCTTGCTGCTAAACTGAAAGATTGTTTGAAGTATCTTCCTGAACTTAATATTAAAGGTGTGGCACAGGGTGATCTCTTGTTTACCGATGATAAGAAAAAGGTAAAGGTTAATGGACAAGACTGTATTATATTTCAACCCAATACAATAACTTATTGTATACCTAAGGAAGATGAGTTGTATAAGAAAGCTTGGGAATCAAATTTAGGAGTAGTATTTCATACTCAATATATTGGTGATAGTATTCAGAATATGCGTGCTAAGTTTGGGTATGATATTAGTAACCTTTCTAGTAGTAATAATGTTTTAGTTCTAAGTGCAGAGACTGGAGAGTTGGGACAGGATTTTCTTTTAGATAAACAAGAGAAGAAGGAGTTGGTAACTATAAAGCAAACTAGTTCTAAACTTGTTGCTAGTAAGTTCTTAGATCTTATGGCAGATCATATTGAAAGTAAGGATCAGTTAGTTATTGGAACTAGACTAAAGATATTCTTTAACAAGTATGTTAGGGAAGGTAAGAAGATGGGCAACTCTAAGAAAGTTCTTAGTGAGTTCACAGAATATTTTCGGAATGAAGTTCAGAAAGCGGCTGACAAATTGAAGACACCTAAAGGTAAGTCTGCTAAATTAGCTAAGTTATATGATGGTTTAGATCTGATTAGAGATTGTCAGAAAGAATTGTTGTGTACTATTGATTTGTATAAGAACTTACAGATCGCCAAGGATATGTTTGTACATAAACTTGAGAAGGGTGAGAGGTTTGGTACATTCTTACGCACAGAGAATGGGTATGACATCACAGCACCTGAAGGTTATGTTGCTATTACGGAAGGTGAGAAGGCTGTTAAGTTAGTTGATCGTCTGTCTTTCAGTACTGCTAACTTTAATGTTTCTAAGAATTGGGTGGAGGGTAACGATGGCTAACATAACTGAGACTTGCTATTTTACATTTGGTAGATTTAATCCACCAACTATAGGACATAAAAAACTTTTAGATCAACTTGTCTATGAGGCTGGAGCTGATGATTATTTAATTTTTCCTACTAAGTCTTTAGATAAGAAAAAGAATCCTTTAGAATTTAAGATTAAAGTTAAGTGGATGAAGAAGTCTTTTCCTGACTACGCAGATAATATTATTGATAATATAGAATGTTGCAGAACTATTGTTGCAACGTGCCAGCATATGATGATGCTAGGATACACCCGTATAGTAATGGTAGTTGGTTCCGATAGGGTTGAGGTGTTTGATAGAATAATAGGGGATAATAATAGAAAACCAGATGAGTTTTCATTTGACACTTATGAGGTTAAGTCTGCGGGACAAAGAGATCCAGATGCGGATGGTGCTACTGGTATGTCTGCAAGTAAGCTTAGAGACTTTGCAAAGGATGCTAAATGTACTGAATTTATGGAAGGTTGTACGGATAAACTGAGTACAGGGGAGAAGATTGCGCTTATGACTGACGTTAGAAATGGTATGGGCTTATAAATAAACTTGATATGTACACATATATTAATGAAATCGTTCTCTGACTTTGCTAAGAAGACTCAGGTTGCGGAAGCCAATATCACTAAAGATAAGTTCTATAAGAACGAAGTCTACAAAAAGGGTGAGTGGATTTTAACTGAGGCTGGTCAAGTAGGAAAGATCTTACGTCGTGGACCTAACTATGTACTGTGTTTAACTGCTGAGGATACAACCTTCCGCACTTGGATCACAAACATACAGGAAGTTTTCGAGACTGGAACTGATGCGTATCGAGAGTATGTAATGTCGCTTACTCCTGGTCAGAAGGTACAGAAACCTGCTGGTACAGTTGCAGTTAAGCAAACAATCCCTACCGACCCCATAAAAGATAAGATGGATCACCACGAGCAAAAGTCTTTAGCGCAGTATGGCGCAGAAGCAATAACAAAGAACGCTAAGTTTGAAGGACCAGTCGTGCAGAACGAT